AATATTAAGAATGTAATGATTGCTGACCGTGCCCTTTCGGCCCTTGAAATCAAAGCCCTTTACGAAAGAGGAGCAGACGGATAATGGAAATAACAAACAAAGTAATCGTTGAGAAGATGCCGATATTACACTTCCCGGCCAAGGCCGACTTGCCAGAAGCACTCGACAAGGCAGAAACCTCAAAAAGCGTCGTGGCGACCGCAGATAAGAAAGGCGTGTTCGTCAAGAACTGGCTTCCTGACGACGACGAACTTCTTGCTATGGAAACGGCGATCAAGTCTGGCAAGGCGAGACTTTTGACGGTAGAGAAACAGAGAGCGTTACTGTCTGCGGTGACAAAGCCTATTGGCGAGGTGGAGACGAAAAAAGTGTTTGCGGTTGGGTAATGGGCGTGCAAAGTAAACTTTATGTCCCAAGAATAAGAACTGATGTAGAAAGGACTTTCGCATGGACGCCGATACGTTGTGGATGGTTTTAAAAATAATCGCACTGCCGATGACGGCGCTCCTTACATTCCTTACGGTCAACGCAATAACCTGTAGGCAGTGGAGAAAGAACAAAGATGAGCAGTACAAAGTGCGTGGGGACGACATATCTAAAATCTTCACTGAACTGACGAAGATAGGTAAGTCTGTCGCTCGCATGGAGGGGAAGTTAAATGGGCAAAGTTCTGGCATCGAGTTCCTTGAGGACGACTGATGGCTAAAAAAGGACGGAAATTCCTCCCACCCCCACTGTCAGATGAAGAGTGGAAAGAACGCGCCGACAAGATGGCTGAGATCTATATCAATAACGGTTTCAGCATCCCCAAGGCGGCGGAGGAAATAGGGCTGGGAAAATATACAGGCTATGACGTAGCAAAAAAGTACGGGGGCCGATTGTTTAAAGAAGCACTCGTAAAAGCCCTGAACAAAGAAGCCTCGACCGCAGAACGTGTGCATAACAGGTATACACAGTTGGCCTTCGAAATGGATGTGGGTGTATTTGGCAGGCTGATAGATGGGTCTATGACCCTACAGGAAGCATACGAAAAGGGCCTACCCACGTGGCAGATAAAGACGTTCAAGAGCCGGTACAACAAAGGCGAATACCTCGGTGCTGATATTACGATGGTGGACCTTGAGAAGTCTTTGCATCACATGGGAGAGATGAACGAACAGTTTAAGAAGGACGGAAAAACAGAGATCGGCAAAATCCAGAATATATTCGTGGACCTGAACCTCCCTGCCTTCGATGTCCTAATGGAACGGTCGGCGATGGCAGCGCAGACGAGGATTATAAACAGTGAAGATCACGAGCCAGGCAATAACGAAGGCTGAAGAAAAAGCCGAGCTTATGACTCGTGCTGAGTATGATTGGTATTCAAGGAATATCAGCATCACACCCGAAGAAGGTCCAATGAAGCGGATGGAGTTGAACCCCCCGCAGCTTAAACTCTCCAAAACCGCCAACACACAAAAGGCCCTCGGGCTACCTGTGCGGATTATGGTACTCAAGTGCAGAAAGAATGGCATCTCTACTTACGTACAATCGAGGAACTTCACGCACTGCACAGTGCAAAAAGACATATCAGCATTGACCGTGGCCCATGACTCAGACTCAACAAAGACCCTGTTTAATATGGCGAGGAAGATGTACAACTGCCTGCCCATGGATGAGAGACTGCCGACAGACAATCTTTCTGCCAGAGAGTTGCGGTATGCACACCCATTCAACTCTTCGATCGAAATGATAACCGCTGGTGGTCAGGAGAAGGCCCGTGGCCTAACCCCCCAGAGGTTTCACGGATCTGAGATATATTTCTGGCCGAACGAAAATAACTTCCTATCCATGCTTTCCGCCGTACCAAAAACTAAAGACTCTGAGATTTTCCTTGAGTCTACAGGAAATGGTGCGGCGGGGGTAGGTTACGAGATGTGGCTCAGGGCCATCGAGAGGAAAGAGGCTGACCCTAACGATTGGGAGGGGTACGAGCCTGTGTTCTTCTCATGGCTAGACACTCCGTGGTATCGAAAACCGCTTAATGGCTACAAGCTGGGAAAACTTGATGAATTTGAATACGAGCTTCAGGATCTAGGTGCCGACGATGAGCAGTTGTATTGGAGAAGGATTATCAAGGATACCGACTGCCAAGGCGATGATTACAAGTTTATGCAGGAAATGCCTGCAACGTGGGAGCAAGCTTTTAGAGCTACTGGTGAGGGGATCTTTTCAAAGACAGTGCTGGATTATCATGAGTCGTGGGTTAAGAAAATGGCCCCGTACTGCAAGAAATATCGACTGGAATGGAAATCGGACGCAAGGGAAGAGGTGGTCGCCGTTCCATGCTCAGATAGAGAGCAGATAAATGTCTGGCTGATATGGCGACACCCCGAACCCAGTGGGCAATACACAGTCGGCGCCGATGTTTCAGAGGGTATCGCACTGGACCCCGACGAGAAATACTACGAAAGAGACTTTTCGGCAGCGTCAGTGATGGACAGGCACGAAAAAGACTTTCCCGCTACATGGTGGGGCAGGCTTGAACCCGACCTGTTTGGCGAGGAGTTGAAAAAAGCCGGTGTGTACTTCAATAAAGCGTGGGTGATGCCCGAAGTCAACGCACCGGGAATGGGAACCCTGATAACCCTCCGTGACTACCCCAAAGTATCACGGCGCGACGAGTCCTACGACGATAAACTGGTGAACCTCCCGCTCGACAGGCTCGGATGGAAAACGCATAAAGGCAACCGGGACTGGCTGATAACGACATGGATGGGTGCGACATCAAAAGACCCGTACACGCTGTTCGATACAAAACTAAAGGTGTACGACCCTACGGTGTTAAGCGAAGAAAGGACATTCATTCGAAACAAGAAGGGCAAGGCTGAGCATCGCCGTGGAGCACATGACGACATGCTTTTTGCTCACATGCTGGCGTATATCGCTCACCTGCAATGCCCGATAATCAACAACCAAAAGAAATTTCTCCCCTATCGTCCCAAGACAATTAACGACCTCGCTAGGATAGGAGCCGTAGACCCTGGAAGGGGTTACTTCCGACGTAAGTCTAGTGGTGTGATCAAATCTAGTTTTTGACATATTTACATATCTACATATAATCGAGAGTGCCATGGGAACATTGAGCAAAGCACAACAGGATGCGATTATCGAGCAGACAAACGAAATGCTCGACAAGTCGAAGAACATTAACTCGCTGTGGAACGAGATCTACGCAGACGGGATAAACTACCTCTTTGACAATCAACTGAACGATAAATACCGAGGTGAAGGCTGGGAGTACATAGCCACGAACAAGATTTTCCCGGGCATTATGCAGGAAGTATCTCAGCAGTTCTCAAGAAGGATATCTATCGTTGCCCAGCCGTGGGAGCCACAGGATACAGAAGGTGCTGATATATGGTCAGAGCTTCTACAGTGGGAATATGAGAAGGGCACCAACTTCGACACAGCCATTCGCATAGGCGCCATTATGGACTCGAAAATCTCAGGGATCTACGGCGTAAAGCTGTTCTGGGATGATCAAGCCGAGTGGGACGACACAAAAAAGCAGTGGAAGGGCAGACTCAAAATGGTGCTGATCGCGCCGAACCTTATTGGTATCGACCCCGATGCAGGCACAAACCCCCGTGATGCCCAATACTACTTCATACGTCAAGATGTCCCGCTTGAGAAGGCAAAGGCCCTCTATCCTAAACACGCAAAGGATTTAGAGAAGCAGGCCGCACACCGCGCCAAGTACCAAGACACGGACAAGGCTGGCATGAGATACACCAGCCGAATGCTCGGTGCGTTGACGATGGATGATGCCAAAGATCCCGGCATCAATGCCCAGAACGACGGTATGCGAAGGGTTGTAAATATCCTGGCACAGCGACTTGACGAGAACAACCAAGATCGATACTCGCCTGAGTATGTGACCATAACTGAGTTCTACTACAGGGATTACACGATAAAGAAGACAACCATCCCCGGCGAAAAGCTGCGTTTTAACCAGTACCCCGAGGGATCTATCGATGTAACTGGTGCCATACCTGTTGTGGTAGACCCGAAACCATTCCGCGCTGCAGGGCTGAAGGTCAAAAAGGGGCAGCCACTTACCCGTGACATACATCTCTCTGCCGAGGATCAGATTGTTGAAGAACCTGCATACCCATACGGGCGAATGATCCTTCGTGCAGACGATATTATCCTCAACCCGAATACTGAGGATCAGAGATACGGATACACACGCTGGCCGCTGGTTCTGGGAAAGAACCTCCCCCTACCACATAACCCGAGGGGACTTAACTCAGTAGAGCTGGCGAGGCCGAATCAGGATCTGTGCAACATTATCTTCTCGGCTACTGCCTCACACGCAAAACTCGCCGGTGGCCCAATCCTTGAGATTGAAGAGGGAGCGTTGCCTGACGATCCCGAAAACAGGGATATCTCAGAGCTGCTTGAAAAAAACCCCGGCGCGTTCTGGAAACTTGCAGACGGTGCGAGGGGACAGAATAAACTCGGTTATCAGCAGCCCCCGCAACTGGACTCGAACATCTTCAGCATTTACCAGGAGTCGGAGCGTGGATTGCAGGACATTATAGCGTCACCCGATATTTCTATCGGTAGATCCTCACCCGGTGAGATGTCTGCTACCGAGTCTACACTACTTGCGGAGAACGCCGCTATTAGGCAGGACTTACCGAGCAAGCTGATGGACTACTGGTTTGCTGAGGTGTGGGAATTGGCCGCTGAGATCCTGAAAAAGAACCTCAGTGTAGAGGATATTGTCAGGGTCATAGGAGATGGTGAGAACACAGACCGCGTTACACAGCTTGTACAGTCAGACTTTGACGCACGGTTCGACCTGAAGATCGAAGTAACCGACACCCTCCCTTTCAGCAAACAGGCGAAGAAACAGGATGCGATAGCACTTTTCGAGATGTTCGGACAGATGAGCCCGACAGTCGCTCAGCAGTTGCTGGAGGCTTTCGAGGTGCCAGAACGATCGAAGATCATGGAAGAAATAACCGCCTTCCAGCAATCACAAGCACAGGCTGCACAGCAACAGGCACAGACAGAAGCCAACGAATCAGAGACGGAACTTGAGTTGAAAGACAGAGAATTGGACATTGAAGAAAAGGAAGTCAACGCAAAAATCGCGTCCTTCCAGAAGGAGAATCAGGACAATGAACGAGACGAATGAAGAAGCACTATCAGAAATGATGCAGGGCGGTGACGAGGAACCTACGCCCACTGGCATCGAGAGCATGGACATGTCCGGTGCAATCCCCGCTACCAAAGCGAGGTTGCTTAACTACTTCACCTCACAAGGCGATTTGCATGTGGGGAAGGAATCCTGGCATGATATGTTCGCAGACCCCGGCGAAGATGGCGGATCGCCAATTAAAGCGATGTATGTCAAAGACGGGTATTTATTTATTACCTTCGAGAACGGACCGCCCAAAGGATACAAGGGCGACTTTACTTTTGAATAGCAGGTAAGCCCTGCTCAAACCAGCAGATACGTTCTGCGATAAGAAAATCCTGCGGGTACGTCCTACAGGTGGAGAATCAAGATGAGTGATCAATTAGATATGGAAATGCAAGGTGCAGGCGACCCCTCAACGTGGGGACAAGACGCCACGAGTGCAGGAGAACTTGACTCAGGGAGTCATTCAGATCCCATGGCGAGCCAAGGATTAACCCTGACAAATGAAGATCTGTATGCTGCTAAAAAGCTGGAGCCAGGGGCGCCAGAGTCTGACAATACAGAGCAGACGCAACAGCAGACACAGAAAGAATGGGACTACAAGAAACAACTGGCTGATACCGACAGGTCTCATCAGGAGTTTCGCAAACAGGTGGCAGAAAAAGAGGCAGAGTCGGCACAGCTCATCGGTGAGCTGACAAAACATATAGCCGCGTTACAGGATAACATGCCCAAGCCACCGCCCGAGCCTGACCCCCGATCAAAGTTTATCGAGGACATCAGGAATATGCCACTTCCCGACGAGGATTTTGATGCGTCAGATGTAAAGGAATGCTTCAAGACGTACCAAGACAAGCTCGCCGAGATAGTGTCAATGCCAGCACAAAACACTGGCGATGATGCAGTCCAACAGCAAATGCATACCATATTGTCGTCACTCCAAACGATTCAGGCAAAGGTCGAAGCACAGGAGAGAAAAGATATGGTCGGGAATGTACTTAACAGCCTCGATCAGAAGTTCTCCAAGGGAGAGCCCATCTATCGCGCCAATGCCGTACAGTCTGTCCAGGAGTTCTTTGAGGGTATGTCTCCAAGCGAGATTACAAACCCCATGATGTTCAAAGCTCTTGAGATAGCATATGAAAAGCAGGCTCTAAAGGAGAGCCCGCAGCAAACACAAACCCCAAAGGTTGCCAGTATTCCCCCAGATGCAGGTGGTGGATTGCCCCCCGGCAAGAAACCGCTGGGACGGGCCACGCACAAACAGTTGTTTGATAAGACGCGGTCCGCCTCCGAGAATCTTGAGGAGTTGCTGCAACCTTAACACAAGAAAGGTTGTTGAGATATGGCTTATAACCATACTTACGGAACGACCACTGACATTGCTGTCATGACTCGATCAGCAATCATGAGAGGATTTATCGATCAGGTGTTGGTCGAAAGTCCGGTTCTCGCGATTATGGTCGATAACAACATGGCTACGATGGAAGGTGGCGAGAGTCTTGATGTACCCGTCAAGAATGCCAGAGGTACGGCGAACTACCAGACGTACTTTGAAGGCGACGTATTAACCACTGGTAGGACAAACCGTTACGACACTGCAAGGTTTGACTACGGCAATGCTCAGGTTCCCGTAACCTACACTGTCAAAGACCTTGTAGAGAACAGGAATGGTAACCGAGACGCAAAGATCCTCGACATAATCGAGAGGATGACTAAAGATGCGCACACAGAAATGCGCGATGGTCTCTCGGCTGATATGTGGGATGAGAACGATGCAGAAGGCGACCGAGGCTTCCGTTCGATTCCGCTTGCGCTGGATCACAGCCGTACATACGGTAACATCACCAGTGACACTTCCTCAGTGGCATACTGGAACGGTGCATCAATCTCCGGTGCGTATACCGACAGGAATACGGCATACACCGCATCGATCGACACTATCAGGAAGGCTTACGACGCCGCCAGCCGTTACGACGGTAACATACGCAAGAAGAAGTACATTGTGGTCCCAACCACTCTCTTCCGTGCGTTCAAGCGTCAGGCTGAATCGAAGGACCGCAACATCGTCAACGGTTCTTTGGCGAAGTACGGCCATACCAGCATCATGATCGATGATATGGAAGTCGTCGAAGACAAATACCTGGAGTACACGAAAGCCAAGACCACTTGGATGTTCATCCTCGATCCCGAAACCTGGCACTTTGAAGTTGATCCGGTTCGGAAATTCTGGATGACCCCGTTCTTACATCAGGGCAACATTGTCGGTGGAAAAGATGAGTACCTTGCGCGTATCTTCCTCAGCGCTCGACTGTACTGTGACCGTCCGCAGGCAAACATTTGGCTGAGTAACGTCAGTTAAGAAAGGAGGCCGCAAATGGCTGATTCAACTATTGATTCTGAACTTTTTGTCCTTTGTGACCTGTGGCCTGGCGCTCCTCAAGTGTCGGGCGAGAATAAGAAGCCCCAGGACAATTTCGCTGGCGCAGCGACACATAACGTATCGGCTGCTACCGCTGGAGTGCGTGTCGGTGAAAAGAGGCAGGTGTATTGCGATGGCTCGGTCGGCAAAGCTGGCTGGTCAACACTGATGTACCTGCGTCTTGGGACACAGGCAGGGACGATGGCCGCAAAAGCCGTATGTTCCCTTGAGTCTGGAACTGTTTGGTATCAGGTGACCAATGACCCCGATACCGCCATTAACAAAGCTGGTGGACCGTGTGCCATCGCGATATCGGCCATGACCAACACTAACTACGGTTGGTTCTGGGTTGGAGGTGTCTGCCCTGAGCAGTACATCTCAGGCTTGGGTGGGGATTACGCCACCGAAGGCACAGTCGCCGCTGGTAAGCCGATGTCAATTTCCGACCTGGCCGCTGATGCCATGGGCTTCAGCCTTACGGCTGCCGATTCCGAGATGGTCTGTGGATGGACCCTCGCGGATGACGCTGCATCGTAAAGGAGGTGCAATATGGCTTGGACTACTGCACCAGATGAATTGGGAACTGATATGTTCGGCGCACTGGCCTGTGAGCTTGGCACAACAACCACCGCTGCAAACGGTGAGGATGGTGTCACGATTACGACCACTCTTGCCAAAGTCAGGCACGTATTTATTACGGGCAAGGCTGATGACAAAGCGGGGCCGTTCTCATGGACAATCAGTGGAAGTACAATCACCATCAAAGCAACGGCAGGTGCGGCTGGAGATGCAGCGCTTGTCGATGTGATGATCTTAGGTGTGAGGTAATCTGTCCGTTTCTCGTTGTTTTGCGGGAGGCATTCGCCACGTGCGGGTGCCTCCCAATAACCACCCAAGGGAGATATAAAATATGGCAAAGCTCACAATAACAGCCGCCAGAATGGTTGACCGGATAGAGGAGTACATGCGATGGACCTCCCCTACCGGCCCGCAGTCTGCGCAGGCCCTTGAGTGGCTTAACGATGGGTACAGAGAGTTTATGTTCGGAAGACATCCTGAGACGCGGGTTATCCATACATGGTCGTTTCTGGACCCATCAGGCACCATCGATCTGGTAGACGGGACACAGACATACGACCTGCCAGCCGACTTTGACAGCATGATCAATCTGTCATACCAAGGTGTGTCAGGAGTGGCGTTTCCAGAACTCAAAGAGATATCAAACCAGGACTTCAATGAACTGGCTATGTTACATAAAGACTCGGCTGAAAGTGAGCCTGAGTTCTTCACCATTATTCCAAAGACATTTGTTGCAGGCACAGGGCAGCAATACCAGGTTAAGTTTCTCCTGATCCCTGACGAGTCACGAACAGTTGATGTACAATACGCAATGAGGGCAGACGCCCTGACAGACGCAGCGATCTTTCATATGGGCTCACCCCAGTACGCAGAGTGCATACTTGAAGCTGGGCTGTCGAAGGCAGAGAAGCAGAGGAACAATTTCAGAGGCTTTCACTTTCAAGAGTTTCAGAGGCTACTTACCGAGTGTATCGAGCACGACAAGATTGCTGTCAACACTCAGGTAAGACGAGAGAATATGATATATCGCGTAAGGGCTACTATCTAATGCACCTAGCGTTTCAAGATTTCGAGCAGTGGGAGATCAGGGAAGACCCAATCTTTCACCCATACACCGTCGAGCAAAAAAGGATCTATCACCTCGGAGAAGGCGGCATTCTCGATGAAATCCCGAGGTGGGGCGAGGCTCTGGCCCTTAAAGACCCGGCATGGAAAGAAGAAACCGGCATTATGCAATCACGAGTCAAGTCGGTCCATTCACGGGAACACACCGCCAGCAGAGTATACATAATCACAATAAACTGGTATCAGATACGGCGATATAGTGGCTCGGGGACAGACTCACCTCAAGAGTTGAACACTTCGCGAGAGGGTGTTGACGGTGGCAACAGGCTTGACTACCATCGATACTTTGCCTCTACCAGTGCCGGTGGGCATGGGGTTACGAAGGGCACTGACTACCCTGGAGACGCTTTTGATTCGGGTGGCTCGCGAGTTTTGAACCGCTCGACCGACAATCTCAAGACGCTGCCGGGCCTGTACTTCCACGACCTTATTTACCTCGGCTTTGAGGGGTATCTATAATGGCTGATAAACGTAAAATAAACCTCACTCGCAGGCTCAGCATCGTAAAAGATAAATGGTATGGTGTTGAGCGATTTGAGTGTGAGAATAACAATGTGGTCGCTGTTATGGCAGAGTTAAAAGGTTCTTCGTGGACTCCCGAGTCTATACCGGGGATTATAACCTGCAACAGAATCGATACAGATTTTGATTTTTCTGGTAATAAAGGGCGATCTCATGTTATTGCACGGTTCGGCCCCCCTGATATCAATACCGGACGACGGCCTCGAAAGGCTAAATATGCTGAGTTGCTTGTCTACCCAGCAGGTACGAGCCAAAAACAGATTGTCGCAAACGATGGTCAGACTATCGAAGGGTGGGACAACAAAACCCAAGAAATCCTCGGGCAGCACAGATGGAAGCCGAACTACAACAACACCTCTCCAGACAACATGCACCTTGTGGTGGTAAGAACAGCAGTAAAAACAGATGAGTTTAACACAGGGCAGAATGCGATCGATGCCCGGGGTGCTGTCAACAAGAACGCCATGTCGCTTTCATGGTTCAATGCACCAGCAGAAACAATGCTCTCTCTGGGTGTGCATATCAGTTCCGACTTTGATGACGACAGCCTAACGGGGCTGGATTATCGATGGCTCTATGATCAGCATGGGTGGAACGAGGGCAAGTCTACGCGATCGTATATCGAAGTCGCTGCCTTTAAAGCGCTATTTAATGTCGAGCAAAACGGAGAAGAATTGACCGTCTCAAAAAAGGAAGGGCACAAAATACCGACCTCTGCCCTTATGGGTGGCTATACTTGGGCTGGCAATACGGTGGAGAAAACCGAAGATGTGGACCTCAGGCCGTACAGGACTCAGAATTTTGAGGCTTTTCAGGGGTACACCTGGTGGTAAGCATAAACATAGTCAACACACTGCTTGAACTTCAGCAGCAGGCGATATCTCTCCAGTCCAGAGCTGCAATGGGTGAGGATGTCACATCAGAGCTTCTGGAAGCGATTGCCTCTATGGAGATACCGATAGAGGACACCTTTGATAACAACAAG